GTATTCTCCGTTTTCATGCAAATAATGAGAATTGATTGAAACAGTGGAGCGAACCTGAACCACCTCACCCTTTTCGAATCTAGGTTCCTTAAAGTGCTCCTCTACTACCTTGAGAGCGTATTTGTTTTCACATAATTTGTTATAGTCTGTAGGTCCGAGAGCATTTCCTGTTAAGACTCGGTGGCACAAATTCTGAAAATAATATCCAGACGATCTGTAATACAGAGCCACGACCTTTGCGATCTCTGCACGCTCAGTATCCCAATTTTCGAGATATTTCTCTAGTTCCAGGCGGGCTTCAGGGGTATTCTTTTTTTCAACTCTTTCTAAAATATCCACCTGGGATTGGGATAGGGTGCGGCCTCCTGATGCTTGTACCCTGATGCTTTCTAAGAATCCTTTTTCCCAGTCCGATGCTTGCAAGTCTTTGTCGCCTAAAAGGTTGTCGATTCGTTTAAGCATTTTTTAGTGCTCCGGTTTTGTTGATTTTTTATATACTAAAACAATTTTTATCAAATGTCAAGACTTTTCTAAATCTTTTTCACCAGGGCAAATAAATTTTTCAGTACAATACTCCGAGAAGTTATGGTAACAATCTTTTCCGCCTTCTTCAGATTGTCTCTCTTCGCAATAACTCTCTTCATCTACATTACAATCGACAATCTTCTTGCAGGACTCGGGATTCTCCTCGGTCAAAGGACAGCCTTGTAGGAATAAGAAGAATAGCATCACTAAGTATTTCAATTTTTAATCCGTGTCGCCATCGAATCCATAAATATCGAACCCATAGTCTGAAAGTGGATCTGGGCTGTAGCCTTTGAATAGCGGGGCTGAGTTACTATTCGACTTACTTCTAACTTTGTTGCTCTTTTTACCATTTATTTTCACTTTCTTTTTAGCATTCTCTAATACTCTCTTTCTCAAAGAGCAAGCATTGTCATGATTCTCTATCATTGACAAAGCCTCAACAACGGGACCAGAAGGGTCGCCGTTCAAATAGACTCTCATCTTGGACCCATCAGACATGGTCAATACGGGGTCGCCGTCTCGGACCTTCTTATGTTCCACAAAATCTTTTGCAGTATGCGGGTGCATATAAGATAAGCTCTCATTATAATTGCGCTTCTTTCTTATCCTTGGCAGTGGAAATTTACCATTAGCATCCGAACCTATTCTCAATCTTTCTCCTGCAAAGAGAAATGAAATTGAAACAATCTTTTTTTTCATTGTGTAACCCTCTCTAGTGATGACAGCATCCTCCTTTTGCGAGCGCCGTCTCTAGTAAGTATGGTACAAAGCCTATCGGTGGAACAAAATAATTCGTATTCAGAAATGTGCAGCACTAAACCATATTGATATCTTTCTGAGCGATTCACGCACTTCGGATTCAGCTTGTATCTAACAAGCTCACCTTGCTTGAACATGTTCATCTATCATTCCTCTCTGTGAGACATACTCAATTCTGAGCAGTGTAGCCATAACGCTGGCTTCCTAACGAAAATCACCAGGACCATGAACCCAGCCTTGTCTATCGCTTGCCCGTATGTCTTGAGCCTTTTGCTCCAAACCATACAACTGGTCCTGACTTCCTCTTTCTTCATGGCGCGTAACTAACCACCATCGTTCGTACCCTGGATACAAAATCTCTATTTACCTCTGGCACTCTACCTGGATCCACTCTTTCTATCCACTCTTCTTTGAATTCGCCCCATTCACCCAAGCGGAGAAAATGAATCAGGTGCTTGCTATTATATTCGCTGGTTTTTAGGTAAATTCCTATCTCGTTTTTTGCGTTATGGTCGAATAAATCGTAATCAACCAAAATCTTTACTGCTTCGCCCCTGACCATAATTACCAAGCCTCCGGGTGCCAGTAGCCTGACACTGGGTCTTTGTTAATATCCTGTTCTCTCGAATATCTCTCGTTGTCCCTTATCGATTTTTTCTGTGAGTTTTTGACATAATTGTAGCCTTTCTTCTTCGTTATCCAAGCAGTACGATTCTGTGTCTTCCAGTACTTTCCTAATTGTAACAAAAAGTCTTTCAAAGTCATCCCTTGCCTCTCCAATTGATTTTGTGTCTAAATTATCCACTGTATATCCTTCCGAAAAACTAACATGAGTTTCCATCACCCATTGTATCCCTTTACCTCTTCTGATTTCCCTAGAATTCATTCGTCGATCTCACCTCGTTTGTGACCTCAAGTAAAATATCCGCCAAATCTATTGCAGAGTCCAGATCTAAATCATATCTATTTGGACCTATCATGATGGTGACTCCCGTACCAAACTCGGAAACTTCCACCAGAGTCATTTCCCCTTCGGGACTGAATAAGTGAGATTCTTGTCTCACGATTTTTTGATTAACTGTTTTTCTCATTTGTTGATGAAGTTATAATACAATTTATTCTCACTTTTTGCAAGAGTTTTTTTCAATTTCTGAAATCTTTATTAGTTTCCAATACTTAAAGGAAATTATGTTCCCCTCGTTCCAGCCGGAATCTATCCTTACGTTATATTTGTCGTTCCCCAGGATCCCAACAATCACTCCAGATACATTAGTCGGATTACCCATCGGATAATCGCGAATGAAGACCCTTTCGCCTTTCTCATAAAAGCTCATGAGACATGATATCACAAGTCAAAGTCTTCTTAAAATTTTTATTTTTTCCGATTTATCCATCACAGGCTTCAGAAACTTGTTGGTATATTCGATCTCTATCAGGATCTCATTATCTAATTCGTCGCCATATACTGCACTGGATATTCTAAACTTCTTGGATTCCCAGGCAGAGCTAATCTCCTGTACTCCACGACTTATGGCATAACACTCCCTACTGTAAAGCAAGTCCTCTATTATCGGGTCTTTCACTAAAACTTTCTTGCGTACAGGTCCGTACTTCACGGACAACGCTTCTGTGATGGACTTATATTTTTTTAAGCAGTTCGTTTCATTCAGCCCTCCAGGGCCGAGGACAAGTGTTGCTCTTGCAATCCTACCCGCCGCAAACTCTAGTGTGATTTCTGATTCCATCCCAGCTAAGTCCGACGTGCTTAAATAGGTTGCGCTTCCGTAGTGAAGGTCTCCGTACCAATATTTATAATTTTCTATTTCTGGTACGTCTGAAAGTTCCTTGTCCCATTCCAGACCCAGCGGGGAAAAAGATAATGACATCAGAATGGCTGTTAACATTGCTACCATCATAAGTAATTAAATGATAGCATACTTTTTTTACCTATTCAAGTGTTATTTTTGACAATCCGAGACAAGATAGCAGTATTTTGACTTATTTCCTGGCTCGAAACATTCGTCAGTGCATGTTTTTCCATGCAAATGGGATTCCGTATTCCAACAAACCCACTCTTCTCCGCAAGCAGCTTGTGCATCGTAAAAGGTAACCGTTTGTAATTCTTCTGTTTCTTTTTCTGTTTCTTTTTCTGTGACAATGTCTTCGTTTCCGCAACCAAACGCGATCACCAAAGACGTGATTATTATTAGGTACTTCATAGTGACCACTATATCATAAGTGGTATTTTTTTTTAAGGACCTAACTTCTTTTTGTGCTTTCTTTTGTGTCGTAGCCTTTCGATCTTCACCGCTTCCTTAATCTCCTCCATATCTCTCTGGAGTGTTTCCAATTCTGCGTTCATTTGCCGAACCTCTCTCAACAACTTCGAATTCTTTCTTGCTGACTTGGATACAGCGTCTACGGAGACGGAGTTAGACTCGGTGGTTTTTTGCATAACAATTAGTGCGACTCCGCCTAAAGCCAAAAGCAAAACAATTGCTACAACGTTCACTAGTTTTTCAAGATTCATTTGTTTTCTCCTCTACTTTATTTAATTATATACTGAGATGTCCGTAGGTTCAAGTTTCTTTTGTTGGACCCACACCCCACTTGGACCTGTACCATAATCTTTCATGGATGTAGTACATGGACGTCTTTGTAATTAGCTCTACTGCTGAAAAGGTGACACCCAGCGAAGGACTTCCCGTCAAGAACCACGCTATCAAAAAAGTGTCCAATGTACCCAGGCATCTCCAGGTTACTGCTTTTGCTAAATGTCTTTTTCTTTGAATCATAATTTACTCATGTTTGGTCAACCACTATTAAACTTCCATAATTTAGTGGACTTTCATCATAACAAGAATATCCGTAACTGTCAACAACTTTCTTAACAATATCTCTCATTTTTTGAGATTTTCCGGTGATTATTCTACAAGGGACCGCGCCCCAATTTAGAAAACTGCACACTTGCTCTTCGACGTCGGAATGCCTTGTTCTATGTAAGTCTAGTGTTTCGAGACTCACAGGAAATTGTCGCGGTCTTTATCTCTATTTGATTTGGTTTGTGAGGAAAAGCCTATCATAAGAACAGACACCAAAAGAAAGCAGTAAACAATGAAGACTATCCCCATTATCCATGCTGTAGTTATTAAATTCGAAGTAAACCATTCTTGCATTGTGTATTCCTAATCCTTCTTTTCCATATCTACTAGCTCTATTTCATCGTTATAAACCCACATGGAAAAACGATGTGATTGAAAATGTATCTTGTGATCACAACCTCCCCAGGGGTATTCTTGAGCTGCAATAACTAACCCCAGGGATCCGAGGGGCAAAATATCGTGCCCGCTAAATGCTGATACTTTTTTCTTTAGTCGGACCAAATCCCCTACTTTTCAATCTTTATAGTTTCCTCAATTCATGAATCCCCACAAACTTATACACGTTGTGAGTTTGCCAAAAAACCCTGGCGCGGCTAATCTCCTCGTTGACCGAAACTACAATTCCAACCAACTTTAATTCTGGACTTGCTTGATACTTTACCAAATCTCCAGGTCTAATGTCTTCTGCTCTTGGTGGGTCGGTTGCCATAGCTTCCCCTCTTCACCCTGGAGGCTCCCCTCGCTCTTCTCTTGTGAACCCTGGAGTGGGACCTCTTGTGAACCCTGGAGTGGGACCTCTTGTGCTTGATTTTCGCCCTTCTAGTGTTCGATCTAACTCTCTTGTGAGGTCGCCGCGATGGCTTACTGACTGTACTAGAGCGCGGGAGGTGAAGCCGGCGCGTGTTAGGGTGTTTTCTAAAGTGACGTCGTGGTCGAAGTCTTCTAACATTGCGGCGGTGACGACGGACAGACGGTCGGGCAACGGGTGTTCGATACCTGACATAATAATGGTAAGCTCCCCACCGGGAACGTGATGCGGGCGTGAGTGTCCAATAATCCACTATTGGTGACTCGACCTCATAATAGATGTCTCCTCGTGGAAGGTGCTTTACGTGGTCAACGTGTAAGACATGATGCGGTGCCGAAACCATCAGCATGTTTGTTCCATCCACGTAGCAACCTCCCGTTGCCACGCCGCCGAAACCAGCAACTACATATAAAATACAAGCCTGAATAGTAATCATCTTATTCTTCCTTTTCCTCTGTGGGCTTTGAAGCCTCTTTCAATTGACTCAAACAATTGTCAGCTTTAATCTTATGCCGACTAACAAGTGCTTTCATTGTGACGCAGTAATTGTGACTAGCAATACATTGTTTTGGAATATTGTGCTCCTCAATGACATTGGTGATATTGTCCTTATAAGAGTGAACATATCCAAGTAAATAGAATAGTGAACCCACTACAGCGACAAACATTACTCTCCTAATGAACCCCTTTTCTTTCACTTCCAATTTGATTTCACCCCTTTATTTAATAAGTATCTCACAAAAAAACATTTTTTGCAAGCTAAAAAATCATTTGTTTTCAGAATCTATTCTTATCAGCCAATTTTCTGAGACCCATCCCTTGGAAGCTCCCACTCTTGTCCCCGTTATTCTCTTCTTGAAATAATCTTCATGGTCAGTACCGGGGACCATATAAATTAACGCTTTTCTTCTTATTTCTTTGGGATTCTCATCGAACGAAAGTATCACCCCAATCCACGACTTTCCATGCAATATATGGTAAACAAGGTCGCCAATCTTCAAATTACTTTCTTTGCTCCACGTCAACTTTCTTTAGTTCCTCTAATTTGTTTGCTGCCAAATTGGCTACAATACCAAAAGCGACTAAACTTATGATCCATAAAACAAGAATAACTCTAAAAAACTTATCGTTCACTGTCAACAACTTCGCTAGTTTCCGGTGAGTCTGATTGCTTGGATCTCTTCTCCTCCTCAATCATTTTCCTTTTTGTAAAAAGCAAGGCAGTGAAGAGTGCTGCCAACAAGTGCAATTTCCAATTAACACGGAAACTCTCAATCAATCTCTTCATAAGAAGTAATCCTCACTATAGTACTTATCTTTGATATATATTTCTGAGTCACATCGGAACGATTTCTACTTCTCGACTCAGCAATGAGAGATTTTAGTTTTCTAAAACACTTTTCTGCATTTATATAAAATTCCATCGCCTCAAAAAGTGCCCCAACGGAACACCTAACAAATGACCTTCCTTTGCTGCTAAAAGCCACCATGTTATTCATTGAGTTTCGAAATTTTATTTCCACTTCGACTTCGGCATCGCTGCCAGAAGCAGTCTTGGTCCCCCAGTCTGGAAAAACTCCAAACCCCTCAAAGGTAATGCTTCCCAATGACGGGTGCCTTTCCCTGTAGTGGTGTAGTAGAGATCCCCACAGAGCGTCCATGATGCCGTGGCCCAAGCCTCGGATAACTGTATCTTTTTTGCGACCCTCGGAGAACACACAGCAAATCTCTGTTCCTTCTGTTTTGTAATTTTCTACCACCTCAATACTTTTTACCTCAAGTGCCGAGTATTCCTTCTTGAGAAAATCTCTTATTAGTTCTGATACTGACTCTCTTTCCAGTTCTTCAACCGTTTTTTTGCGCATTATTCTATTCTTTCTACTGAAGAAGAGACTTTGAAGATCTTCTCGACCCCCTTCAGTCTTCTAATATCCCTCAAGATGGAAGCCTTGGCGTCTTCTGGGGCGCGGATGCTCCCTGGAGTGCTTGGTATGAATTTGACCGACAGACCGGCTATATGCCTGCTTTCTGATACTCTCCTGTTTGATACCACGACAGTAACAATGGTGACGCTCGGTATAGCTCTTGCTTCTGCGAGCATGTCCTCAAGCCCTCGATCTTCGGTAATCGAGTATCCTATCATACAATAAAACTTGTAAATACCCATCTGTCTGGATCTAGTCTGGTCTTCGCCAAGGTATGAGGCTATCTCATTGTCCAGATCAAAAGACTCGTTTAAAGATGAGGCTTGCGGAAGCGGGAGATCTTCGGGCAATTTCCCAGCTTGCTTTAGGACATCATATAGATTACCAAGTGCTTGAAGAAGTGCTTCATCCGAAACATTGCCTAGCTTCCAGTCATCAACAAAAGACAGGTAGTGTCTCACAGTCCTGTCCGTTTCTCTCTCTCCAGAAGCAATCTTTAAAAGAGCCTTTGTAGAATCAGTGAGCATGTCCAACCTTGCTTGCGCCTCATCTCTTATGTTTTGCCGCACACTCTGGAATGTGTCTCCGACCGCTGCTTGAACTTTGGAAAAATTATTGTCGATAAATCTTACCACCTCCAGCGTAGCATCTATCGCTTCCTGGGATACTGCTGTATCATCTATACCTATTGTCACATAAGCCTGCAAGTCATTTTGCAAAGACTCTGCGCCTGAACGGTTGCCCACGAGCATGACCTTTAACAATTTAGGCATAGTAAGCTGTTTTACTACCTTCGGGGGCAAGTCAGATATTGGCAATTCCAACTGCTTATTGAGATATACTAAGATCCTCTGTTGAAGGGCTCCCAACCTTGACACTACAGCGTTGGTGAGTCTTTGACTGTGGGATATCATTGCAGGTCCTCTAACCTGGAGACCACTGGCTTTCCCTGCGTTCTGCACCACCTTCAAATCAGTAAGTCTATCAATTGCAGAAGACTTTATGCCAGTCAATCTAAATGTGTCTGATTTAAACTCAATAAGTTCATCACCGTAATCAAGATCTTGATCCCAGGTAAAGTTTTTTAACTGGCTGCCGACATCTTCCATCTTGTCTGCTAAATCCAAGAATGCGCCCTGTGCTATGTAACCTTCATTTTGCAGGAACCTCTCAATTACAGACTTTGCAGCGTCATATTTACTGTCCCACTCCAATAATTCATCAAGAAAACTCTCGTAACCATCAGGGTTGGGCTCGTAACCTTCCGTTGACATATCCAGCCTGAAGCTAGTAACGCCGCTATAATCGGATATATCAACCTCTTCTGCGTAAATGCTTGCGTTGTTGTCCAATGCTTCTCGCACCTCTTCGGACAGATTGTGTAACGCTCTCCATTCAGATGGAAGCGGATACTTGCCATCTTCAAACTTTTCATTTGGAATTTCAATAGTCATACCGCCGTTAAAATAAAAGTACTCTGCATCCACATCGTAGCTGGAGTAGGCATTTTGCATTTGCGAATGGTATTGTCGCTCTAGTTCCTCTGCCTTTTCTGTAAAAGCTTCCGTTGGGTCGGGAGGACTATCCATCATACTTTGATAGCCGGCATCCATGATACCAGATAATACGGAATCGATCTCTTCCTGCTCCTCTTCGTCAAGATCATCGTAAGGGTTCTGCCCAGTTCTAGAATGATTTAAAGCAATCGCTCTTCTCACCTCGACGTAGGCAAGCTGATCGTCAGTGGCGTCGTATGCTTCTTCAAAATCCCCTTCTTGGTCGAACACCAAGGCTATCTTATGATTTTCGTCATCTGGAGGGATATTATCCAACCTTAACATAATAAACCCTTTGCCGTCTTGAGTGTACTGATTAAAATAGTTTCGGGCCTGAGTGGCAGAGATGCACCATCTTGTGTTCTTTCCGTAATAGCATGATGCGTTCTCATCAAATGGTCTTACACCAAGGATGTCGTTGTTATCATAGACGATCTCGGACCCTTCAATGGCTTCTTCCTTTTCTTTGGCTTTCTTTTCCTTGCCACTCGGAGCTAATTTCTCGATAGCTTGCTGAAGCTGGGCTGCATTATACTTGTAGATGTCTTTCTCTTCCATCCGTTGTTGATTTTGTTGGAATTTTGTGATGAGATCCATAATCTCTTCACCAATTTGCAAAACATCAGCACTATTTTTAATCTCTTCGGCGTTGTCACCTTCAAAGGCAATATTTACCTCTCTCGCCCAATACATCAAGTATTTGGATACGCCCTTCGGACCTAGAGTATTCTCTATTTGTCTGCGAGCCCAGTTAATCCAGCCTGACTCGTCAAGTACCTTGTACTTTGCTTTTACATCCTTGACCCTTGCCTCCAGTAGCATGGCGGGGTCTTGATCTTCTTTTAGAAATTGTTTCCATTTGGCATGAAAATTTGACATAAACTTATTATACCTCACTTTTAGTAATTAGTAAAAATAAAACAAAAGGTACCCATTTGAGTACCAGTCAAGCGTAAATCTGAATTAAAATTATCACAATCGAAAGAACGAGGCAAGATATGGTTTTGATTGTAAACATGCTCTCACCCAAGCAAAAATAAGTCAACAAAGGAAAGACTAAGAAACCAGTGCCCGATCCTATAAACCTTGCCGTCCATACTGAGTCCGTAGAAGTCGAAATCATTCTCCAAGCATACCAGAAGACTATACTTGTTGGCAAGCCAAACACAAGCGCAGAAACAATAGGTCTACCTTCCCACCACTTCCACATAAACTGAGAGTTAAGCTGAAACCAGCCGAGTATCTGTCCGAGTGCAAAAACCAGACAACCCAACAATATACCGGAAGTGGAGCCCATCAGTGGAGCTTAACGCTTATGTTACTCTTGGTGAGTTCATAATTGAGGTCCGAGATAGCCACCGTCATCCTTACAATGGAGAGTACATGTTTTGCTGTTGCTCGAAATAGAGCTGTGTCTGGGACTTCATGTATCTGTGCAAAGTTCTTCTCCAAATAAGACTCAAATGCCGCGCTCATAGCGAACAATTCACACAAACACTGTAAAGTCTCTGGTCCTACCACTTTTTCTCTGGTGTAGTGCATTTCCAATAGACTGTCAGCCTTTGCTCTGGATTGTGACGCAATCTTGAAAAATTCCTTTACCTCTGCAACTTTCAAGTCCTTATGGTCACTTGGTGGCTGATTGGGTGGTTGATTAGACAACTGTTTTTCCCTTTCCCCAGAACAATTTACTTTTCCTGTCCTCGACAACAAATAGTACAGAAATACACTTCTCTCCACGACGCTCAATCAGCTTAGAATTATAGTACTCTAGCTTTCCGTATTTTGGCTTAGGTTGACGTTTCGCATACTTCTTTCTTGGTGGGGGCTGGTTCAGGAATTCGATACATTTTCTTGTTATTTCTTCGATGGACTCCTGATCCAGGCAATCATCGTCTTCTGGCTTTATATACGCTGCGACTACCCACTTCTTTGATCCGAAATCCTTCACATCCCAGAAGCAGCTCCCGTGATACCTCCCATAACGTTGACTACGACTGTTTTCCTCTATTTCAACCGAGGTGCCGATAGATGGTAGTGGCAGTAGTTTACAAACTATCATTTCAAATACTCCATAAGGTCGGAGTACCCGCCAATAAGTTTTGTTTTGCCAGAAAACTTATTATTCTCTACAATAATTGGCACTGTTTCTTTCTCATAGAATTCCTTCGCCTCAATTATAGCTTGTGGATCTTCAGCAAAATCAAAGAAAATACTCTCCTTTCCCATCTCATCCAAAAGGTCGATAGCCTTCCTACAGTATGGACAAGTATTTCTGCCATAAATTATGTACCTGTTTATATGACTAACCATTTAAAAGAACCCTTCCATCGAAGAGCTTGTTCTCTAGTTCCTTCATTGATCCGACGACAATGATGTCTTCCTTTTCCATGGAAAGTAAACAGAAATCACAATGATTCGACGCTAATCCCAAAACGCTAGATTCAGAAAGCATCTGTAGCTCTGGCGAAGAATTCCTTATATACCTGATGTGCTCCGGATTTATGTAAACATCCCTAACTTTATATCTCTGGTGAGGATTTGTGCTGGAGATATGTCTATACACCTCTTTTAACTTTATCATTCTTCTTGCATCTCCTGCTGTGTCATTAAGTTTAAGTACCCTGCAAGCATAGTTTCACAATCGCCTATCATTATATCCGTGTCAGCAAACAGTAATCTCAATTCTTCAATTTTCCTTAAACATTTTTCAATTGCATCATCCTTAGAGTCCTTTAAGCTGGCGGCTATTTCAACCATTTGGTCTACATTTTTCTGTACTTGCTCAAGTAACGGGTCCGCCTTCTCTGGGACTTTTTCTAAATCCACTGTATAAGTTATTTTTACTTTCATAATATCACCCACTTAGTATAGCTCTTGAGAGCTTGGTTTCTGTGTCTTACCCACGCGGACATGTCCACGTCTAGAGAGAGCCTGTCAATAAGTGTTTCGCCCTCTTCCCATGCGAGAACCTCTTCTCTCAGGACATCAATTCTGTGGTTGATGTTTCTCTTTTTTGAGTTATAGTCTGCCACCACCATACACGGGAACCTTTGAGGCCAGAATCTCTTCTTGTTCCTTATGATCACATGCCCCGCTTCGTGAAGAAGACTGCTGAGTCTGCTCTTGAAATTTTGTCTTGAATTTATCTCTATCCTTGAAATTCCATGGTAATAAGAGTCGGCGTAATCACGATCATACTCCACCTCTACCCCATATTCGTTATAAAGAAAGCTTTCTATGATGCTAATCTGTCTTTTTACTGACACAAGAGTCCTTTCAGGTTATTTGTTTCAACACGAATGCACTGACCAGACCAACGACTGTGGTAAAAAGGGTCCATATCATCTTAGATGAAGTCCCCTGCCAAGCTTCTAGGGCTCTTAGTCTTGCGTACAATCCTTCATCAGGATTATAAACTGCTTCCTTTATCTTTCCCACGTCTTCTGCCATCTCGTCCTGCTTGTCTTTGACCGCTTCTATTGTGAGGCATAATTTATCAAGTGTTCTAAGTAGATCTGAGTTTTCTTTCTCTGACATCTGGTCATCCCTCCGTCGTGGTTGCAACAATAATAACTAGTAGCTCAAGAGCACAAGGTCATTCAATAATCGCATAATTGGTAGTTATTAGTGTGCCAGCTACCGAGGCTGCATTTTGAAGTGCGCAGCGTGTGACTTTTACCGGGTCGATGATCCCCACATCCATCAAATTAACAACACAGCCTGTAGTGAAATCAATTCCCATGCTCCCGACTGTGTCAGTTCGCTCCATCTTTCCAAGAATGTCTTTAAAATCTAATCCTGAATTTTCTGACATCACTCTCAATGGGGAACACAGAGCTTCCCTTACAATCTCACACCCCCTCTCTTGATCAGGATTATCTGCTGTGATCTTTAATTCTTTTGCAATTTTATACAGAACAGATCCGCCGCCTGGTACCACTCCCTCTTGCTGGGCTGATCGGACTGCTTCTAATGCGTCTTCAATTCTGTGCTTCTTTTCGATCATCTCTATCTTGGTTGCCGCACCTACTCGAACAATGGCGATGCCGGATGCCAGTCTAGTGATTCTATCCTGAATTTGTTCGCACTCATACAAAGAGTCGTTAGCCCCAAGATCCTCTTTCAGTAAATTTATTCTCTCATCGACAGATTTCATATCACCGCCGCCGTCTACGATGGTTGTAAGTCCCTTAGAAACTTCAATGGTTCGTGCAGTTCCAAAATCTTTCAAAGAGACGTTCTTGACATTATCTCCGGCAGATTTTCTAAAGTATTTTCCTCCAGTGGCAACTGCCAAGTCAGACATTATATTTCTGCGACCTTCGCCGTAGCTTGGAGCCTTTACAGCTACGACCTTCATTGATCCTCTAACCGTATTCATGATCAGGGCAGCTAAAGCTTGTCCTTGAATGTCGTCAGACACTATCAGTAGCGGCTTCGCCTCTCTTGCTGCAATTTCCAAAGCTGGCAAGATCTGGTCAACGTGTTCGATCCTTTCGTCACTAATCATCATTAGCACGTCTTCGTGACGGGTGATTGCTCTTCTTTCGTCAGTGATAAAGGCAGACGCGGCGAATCCAGATTCGAACCTAAAGCCCTCTACGAGATCTAGGGTTGTGTCAATAGAGTTTGCTTCCTCGATTGTGATAGCTCCGTCCTTACCGACCTTGTCAACCGCTAGGGCGATTAGGTCACCGATGCCATTATCATTGTTGGCAGAAATGGAAGCAATGTGGGAGATATCCTCTGAACTTGATACCGGCCGGGACCGCTCCTTTAGAGATGAGACCACCTCCACGACAGCCTTGTCGATTCCCCTCTTTAATTCCGTAGGGCTTGCGCCGTCTTCGATATAACTCCAAGCTCCCTCGAAGATGGCACGAGTCAGAACAGTGGACGTAGTAGTTCCGTCACCAGCATCCACGTTCGTCTTTCCGGACGCCTGCTTGACAACTTGCGCTCCTGCGTTCTCAACTGGATCCTCAAGGTCTACGAACCTTGCTACGGTGACTCCATCCTTCGTAATGATCGGCATCTTGCCCTTCTCCTGAAGGATCACGTTCCTGCCCCTGGGTCCCAACGTAGACGCCACGTTGTCTGCCAGCTTGTTGACTCCTGATAAAATTTTATTGTGTAATTCTTCGTTTGACGAAAAGTGCTTCGACATCAAGTCCTCTCTTTCTTTGAAATTCTTTTAATAATATAATACACTCACACAGAAATGTCAAGAAGATTTTTCTATTTTTTCTGCGGCGGCTTTAGTTTTCTCTGCCCTACTCTTAGCCTTTCCGGCTTGAGCCTTGGTTTGTTTGTCATCTCTGGCGACATACATCAGGTTGTCAACCTGCTCAACTAATGACTGGAGTTCTGCTAAAAGATTATTGAATTTTTGATTTAGGGCTTCCATAATACCTTGAGCTACCTGTTCGGTTCCAGACAGGTCTATGCTACCTGCCAGACGTAAATTAAAGTCCTTATATTGCCTAATGGAACCGTAGAATGATCCCTTGCGAGATTCCAGGTCAGCGCCCTTTGCCATTGGAAGGTTTACAACGTTATCCCTATTGACATCAAAAAGCATAAAGTTAACGGTCTTGTCGCTAGACATGTCCGGCTTTAGACAAACCAAATAAGTGATAGACTCCATCGAGTCCAAAGACTCCATCAACTTAGACAGGGCACCCTTAACTATCGGCTTCTTCTTTGAGATAAACTTTGCAGAGATTTGGGAATTGGGAAACTCCACATCGACAATGCCCTCCGTAGAAGCAGCGTCCACCTTTCCGCCGAAAATGAGAGCCAAGAACCTCTCAAATGTGTATCCAGCAGAAACAGCCAAGTCTGATTTAACAAGATTATACAAAACTCTCAGGACTTGGATCCTGCTAATTGCCATAGAGTGATCAGCTACGTCGACAGGCGCACTCAAAAGGGACTGCATTGCTGTTGAAAATTTCTCTATTTGGTTAATGTCCCTAGGAAGATTAAGTGCTCGTACCACCTTCATAAACCTCTCAAAGGATGATTTATTTAGGGCGTCTGCCTCATCTGATATCCAGCTACTATCAATTTGAAAATCTGGCATCTTCAGGGTTACTTCCCTGGGCAAGTCTTTACTTTGCTCAACGAAGACCACCGGACTACTAAGAGCTTCCTCTATTAGATCAAACAAAAGCTCCTGGGAATTCAGTTTACCTTCGTATAAACTTGCCAAATCATCAAAACCAGACATCAAACTTCTCCTTTTCTATAATTAGTATTACACAATCTCATCGGCTATGCCAAATTCCACAGCTTCTTCCGCCGAAAGATATACATCTACTTGTCTTTTCAGCATCTTTTTTAACTTGGTTACCGTGAGGTTTGTCTCTCTAGCGAGGCACCTCAAGTATTGCTCTTGCATCCACTTGATCTCCTCTATTTCATTCTCCATGCTGGTCAAGGAGCCTCCGAAGGCACCCAATACACCATGTATCATGACTCTACAGTTTGAGCCAATCTTCCTCTTCCCTTTTGTTCCTGCTGCCAGGATTAAAACCCCAGCTGACATGACCTTCCCGACGCCGAAAGTGCTGATGTCACAGCTATTCCTTACGTGCCGCATAGTATCATATACTGCAAACATTTCCGAGGCGCTTCCACCCCTTGTTGAGATTAAAATGTCTATCGGCTTACTGACAGTCCTAACCTCCGACTCTGGGTCGGATGGGTCCACATATTCTAATCTTTGAGAGTTATTTCCTAGGTATAGGATCGCTGTAACTGCGTCAGCGCAGACCTTCTCATTGATGTCTCCGTAGAGTGTTAATGATCTCAATTCCTCCTGTTGGGGGCTGTCGATGTTGTTTATGATAACAATTTGCTTGTCATCCACCAACTCTTCATCATTTTTTAAATCTTCTTTTCCCATTTATAATCCTCGTTTTTCCAGTTCTAGAGTTAAGTTCCTGTACTGGAAACGGTAGTGTCTTAGCATACTCGATCCAGGACTTTTTATCTTCGAACGCCCGTCGAAGCAACATAATAGTATTTTCTGTTTGTGGGTCGAAACCCTCTCCCGTCTGCTCCCAACCTTTAGCTTGTTTGTAGAATTTGTTTATTTCCCTCTTTCCTTTCAGAGCCACTTGCATCGTGTATAAAAGCTTTTCTTCATTTTCCAACTTGGTCCCCCAAGCTACCACATTAATGTTCATTGAGTATCCTCCTCTTCTAGTTCCTTTGCTATTTTCTCCAATGATACAGTCTCCCACACATAGTGTGGAATATGTTTTAAATACCTCTCTGGAGTAGATATGGCCACGGTGGTAAAAATTGTCTCTTTCCATTGAGACAAGAACATTTTATCATCATCACAGATCTTTGTCAAGAGATCATCTGGGATTGCTGTTGCTTTTAAGTTTGCATGTTTTATGTCTATAGACTTCCTAAGATCATCGTCCATTGCCGAGATGACCTTGGTAACCCATTTCAGGGTACTCACTACGATTGCTCTCTCCAGCCTCATAGCGAGTAGGAATGAGAAAAGGCGATAACAGAGTGCGCCGGCGGCGAACCATAAAAAGTAAGTTAACATATTTTATATATTATATTAATTTTGGAGAGATGTCAATGATAAAATAAAAAAGATCTTTACTTCTTGCTTATTCTTCTAGCGATAGCTTCCTTGAGAATCCTCTTGGTCACTCTATCAGTCACATTGTTGATAACCTCTTCGAGCTTTTCTTCGTCAATGTCGACTTCCATAAGTTCCTCGGGCTCCTCTTCGACACCCAAATCTTCGCCCTCTGGCTCCAATTCTGGTTCTGGCATCAGAGAGTCCTCTTCTGGTGCGTCTCCACCGGAAGCGTCCAGGATTTTCTGAAGCGTTTCTATTGCAACTCGAAGATTTTCAACTTCTTCCGATGCTATGGAAACTTCCGCCTCGATTTCGCCTTCGGGCTCTTCAGCGTCTAGATCCATTTCTGGCTCTGCGTCCATTGGAGGCTCGTCTAGCGCAGGCTCAGGGACTTCTTCCTCATCCCGAAGTGCTTCTAATTCGTTAATCCCTGATTCATTAACACTGTTCTCTTCCTCTTCGAGAGTGTCAGTGTCTTCAGAGACTTCAGCTTCTTCAACCACCTCTTCTTCTTCTTCCTCCTGAAGGAAGTTTGCGGTTTCGCTGAGTGGTGCGAGGCTGGCTAGCTTCATGAAGCGACGTATCGTGGATTCTTGTAGTAAGTTTTTCTTGCTCATTTTGGTTCTCCTAAGCGATTATGTAGAAAGAAAGATTGTATTTCAGAAGTAAATAGTACAGAAGGATACAAAAAAGATGTTTTTATATCCTTTTTGACAATTTCTCTATTGCCATCTTCTCTATTTGTCTGATTCTAACAAAACTTAATCCAAGTCGTTCTCCGGTTTCCATCAAAGTTAAACCGCCCTTCTTTTCGTTAATAGAAATTAAGCAACAATTCATCTCATCCTCGTAGTCTATCCACTTTCTGCAAGACTTCTCACTACATGGCTTTTGAGTCCTTCTGCACTTTATCGCACACTCTGTTAATCCGTATTCCTCACTCATAGGTCTGGAAGCTCCTTTGCTATCATATCAAACAATTCTTTTGTTTCCTTTTCATCTAAATTAAAAAGATCTCTCAAGTTTTCACCTTCCTTTAGTAATTTCTGTGTTTTCTTAATTCTTCTTTGCCCCTGATTAGAGACATCGATTTTAACATCTGTAATAAAATCAACAATTCTTGCATCATTTTGTAAATATCCTGTAATCATAGCTTGAAAAAATTGTATTTGAGTTAAGCCATCATGCCTTAGTCTTACACGCAGATCTGCATGACGCTTATCCGAGTCCTGAAAGACTATTCTCTTTCCTTCCTGGCCATATTTGTACTTTTCAGGCATTTAAAATGTGTGTACTACTTTCGACCATGGAGGCATTAGTTTGTCTAATAAACTCAGCCCTCATTTGCATCTCCTTCATGTTTCTGGCTCCAGTATATGAAAAGCCACTTCTGATGTTCTGTTCGATTTCCGTCAAGATGTTCCACACGGGTCCCTTGTATGGTATTGTTGTCGAAACTCCCTCTAGAGACCTCGCTTCACCTCTCCAGGCGACCTGAGCTTCTACAGAAGCCATCCCCCTGTATACTTTGTATTTCTTGTTCTCCGCCGAAACGAACACCTGCCCAGGAGTTTCATCTGTGCCCGCTAACATCGAACCCAACATGACGAAATCAGCTCCAGCAGCCAGAGCCTTCACCATATCTCCTGCCTTCTTTATACCGCCATCCGCTATAATACTGGCGTCAGAATCAACATCCCTACAATCCAGAACCGATTGGAATGTTGGCATACCATGACCTGTTTGAATCCTAGTGGAGCATATAGACCCTCCGCCGATGCCGACCCTTACTGCGTCGGCACCCCAGTCCGACAGGTCCTTGAAGCCCTCTGGTGTAGCAACGTTTCCTGCTATGATTGCTATCTCCTCTCCGTAAGTATCCCTTAGATACTTCAAGGCAGCCTCCGTCATCGAATGGTGCCCGTGCGCTACATCGACGCAAACAGTCGTAAGTCCACTCTCTCGCAGTTTAGCCACTCGCTCTTTAAAGTCTCCAGATACTCCCACTGCTGCTGCGGTGGCGATACCCGGTGTCAACATTTTGCATTGATCCTCTATCGAACAATACCTGTGAACAATGCCGAGTCCGCCCTTCTCGCTCATAGTTATCGCCATGACGGATTCAGTTACCGTATCCATCGGACTGGAAATTATTGGCAATTCATATTTTTTGCCTGCTATCGATGAGGACAGGGAAATTTCTGAACGACTGTTGATGTCACTCTTTTTTGGCAAAAGCAACACATCATCGAAACTTAGTGATTCTTTAAACATTTATCTCCTCCATCTGTTTCTGTAGATCTTTTAGCATATCGTTGGCGTCCTGCCAGCACTCATCGCAATAAAGGTTTACCCTTTGCTCCTTTTCTCTAACTGCCACGCGCCAGGATTGGACCTGCTTTTTGTCCTTCTTATCAAAATCCTTTTCACACATTGTGCATTGGTCAGGAATCTTGCCAAAGAGTGCGACCTTTTC